TGATTTATTGTGGTTATGGGAGTCAGGCTTTACATATGATGGCCCTGTGTTTGACACTATGCTTGGTGAGTATGTGCTACAGCGTGGTATCAAAGAGCCGCTGTCACTTGAGGCTTGTGCTGAACGATATGAGTGTGATACTAAGAAGCAGGATACACTAAAAGAGTATTTCAAGAAAGGCTACTCTACTCGTGATATTCCTCACGATGAGTTGTGTGAATATCTATCCGCTGACCTACATGCTACGCAACAGTTAGCAAATAAGCTAACACTGCGTTTGAATAGCTTACAGGATGCAGGTCTCATGGACACAGTTACTCTTACTAATCAGCTTGCTGTAACGCTTGCACGTATATACCAACGTGGTTTTGCTGTAGACTCATCTAAGTTAGAGGAAGTGCGTCAAGAGTTTGAACAAGAGAAGTGTCAACTTGTTGACGATTTACAGGTTCATGTACGTAAGGTCATGGGTGATACACCTATCAACCTCAACAGCCCAGAGCAGTTGTCATGGGTTATCTATGGTCGTAAGGTTATTGACAAGCCTGATTGGGCTACACTCATTGACCCATACATGCCTGACACTGAGTTTAGACAGCTTGTGGCTACACGTACAAAACGTATGTATCGCACTAATGCGGTGCAATGTCCCACGTGTAAAGGCAGTGGCTATATACGCAAGACTAAGAAGAATGGTCAGCCGTTTGCCAAGCCAAGTAAGTGTCCTGAGTGCGGTACATCAGGCTTCCTGTTCAATCCTACTGACACTATGGCTGGTTTCAAGTTCAAGCCACCTACAGCTAAGTGGGCATCTGCCAATGGTTTTAGCACTAGCAAGAATAACTTGCAGTTACTAGAGGCAGGTGCTAAGTCTAAGGGCATGGATGATGCAGTAGACTTCTTATATAAAGTACGAAGGTTATCTGCTGTAGATACATACCTTTCATCTTTTGTGGATGGTATAAAAAACTACACCAAACAGGATGGCATGTTGCATGTCAGCCTACTACAACATCGTACATCGACAGGTCGCTTGTCGGGTGCTAATCCTAATATGCAGAACATGCCACGTGGCGGTACGTTTCCTGTAAAGAAAGTGTTTGTGTCACGATGGGATGGTGGTCAGGTACTTGAAGCTGACTTTGCTCAGTTGGAGTTTCGTGCCGCCGCATATTTATCACAGGATGGAGTTGCGATAGATGAAGTATCTACTGGATTTGATGTACATGCGTATACCGCTAAAGTTATTACCGATGCTGGTCAACCTACGTCTCGCCAAGATGCGAAGGCGCACACGTTTGCACCACTCTACGGTGCAACAGGATACGGAAGAACAAAAGCGGAAGCCGCATACTACGAACATTTCAACGACAAGTACAAAGGAGTCTCAGCTTGGCACTCCCGACTGGCTAAAGAAGCTATAGAAACACAGAAAATAAAAGCACCATCAGGTAGAGAGTATTCGTTTCCTGATGTTGTACGTAAAGCAAGTGGTCGTGTATCACATTTTACGCAGATAAAGAATTATCCTGTGCAGGGATTTGCTACAGGTGATATTGTACCGCTTGCACTTCTTCACATAGAAGACTTGCTAAGAGGTTACAAATCGTGTATTGTAAATACTGTACACGATAGTATTGTTATTGACGTTCATCCTGATGAAGAGTCTCAGGTTATCAATATCATAAACACTACTAATGAGGTACTACCTCAATTGATTACTATGCGCTGGGGTATAGACTTTAACGTACCACTGTTATTAGAATCAAAAATTGGCCCGAATTGGCTTGACACTAAAGACGTAGCGTGATATAACTACGGACTATTCTGAAAAAACATAGGAGAAAAAATATGACACAGTTGACTACAATAGATACTAACGACTTTGCTGCTATGGCTAAAGCTATGGGCATTGCACATGAGAAGACAACATCTTCCTCTAGTACATTACCTCGCTTAAAGATTAGTCATGCACCTATTATGGGTGAAGCAGAAGTCAATGGTAAAATGAAGAATGTTGAAGTAGTTGAAGGCGGCAACTTTAAGTTGGAAATACCTGACAAAGAAGCTGTCTATGCTACCAGCATCAAGATGCGTCCTTTCATGCAACGCTTCATGCACAAGCGTTACGTTCAAGGTGACGCAAAGAAGCCGGGCATGTACATCAAGAGTGTGATGGCAGATACACTTGACATCGACTTGAAGGATAACATGGGTGGTTTCAACTGTGGTAAGCCATCTGGTTTCATCAAAGACTGGAAGGCTTTATCAAAAGATACACAGGACTTACTCAAGTCTATCAAGCGTGTACGTGCCGTGTTTGGGGAAGTGGAACTAATCAATCCTACCAATGATAAAGGTGAGGTTGTAGAAGTTCCTACATCACCTTTCATCTGGGAGATTGACAACCGTGAAGCCTTCAAAGAGATTGGCACTAATTTTGTGAAGCTGGCTAAGATGCAACGTCTTCCAATCCAGCACATCATTACTGCTAATACTGATGAACGGACAATACCCACAGGTGCTAAGTACTATGTGCCTGTTTCAAATCTTGACTTGACCAAGACTGCTGAAATTACACAAGAAGATCAGTCTTTGTTTGCTGACTTCTCAGCGTGGGTAGACAACTACAATACTTACATCATCAACCAATGGGCAGAGAAAGCTAACTCTCGCATGGAAGACGATGACATTGATGTAGTTGACAACATGGTTGACATAGAGATTGATGAAGAGGATGTAGCCTAATGCATCATCCTGCTGAACTAGCACTCCATCAATACATGGAAGACGCAGTGCAAGGTAAAACAGAAATGTCAGAGGAGACAATCGAACAAGTCTCTTCTGATATTGCTGAAGCACTGCACAAACAGTTCGGTAGTGGTAAAAGTCGGGGCGATTTTAAGTTACGCATGTCTAATGTGGGTCGCCCCACTTGCCAACTCTGGTACGAAAAGAATAAGCCAGAGGTAGCTTTACCAAAGCCGACTACATTCATAATGAACATGATGCTTGGAGATATTGTGGAAGCAGTATTCAAAGGGCTATTAAGAGAAGCGGGGGTAAAGTATGAAGAGCCGGAACACGTTACTTTGGAGTTGGATAATGCATCCATTAACGGAACATATGATATTGTTGTCGATGGTGCTGTTGATGACGTAAAGTCAGCATCTAATTGGTCGTACACAAACAAGTTTGAATCGTATGATACATTAGCCAGTGGTGACAGTTTTGGTTATGTAGGACAGCTTGCTGGTTACGCTAAAGCATCTGGTAAGGATGTTGGCGGCTGGTGGGTAGTCAACAAAGCTAATGGACAGTTTAAGTATGTACCTGCAAAAGGTCTTGACTTAGATGTAGAAATAGCTAAGATACAAGCAACAGCAGACACAGTAAAGGAGAATAAATTTGAAAGATGTTTTCAACCAGTACCAGAGAAGTTTAGAGGTAAAGAGACTGGCAATCAAGTACTCAATAGTGGTTGTAAGTTTTGTTCTTATCGTGTTGATTGCTGGGACAATCTAACAGAACGTCCTGCAGTAATGTCTAAGGCTAAAATACCGCCAGTAACAGCATACATAGGAGATGTAGTTGTACCATAAGGCATGGAGAGCCGCACGTAAGTATGGGTATCGTAGTGGGCTAGAGTTGACCATAGCAGAAAAGCTAAAGACAGATAAGGTATCATTCAGATACGAAGCTGTTAAAATTGAATGGCAAGACCTAGCCTACCGTACCTATACACCTGATATTATACTTGACAATGGTATTATAATTGAGGTAAAAGGTAGGTTCATGGCGGCAGATAGACGCAAGCATCTTGAAGTAAAGAAGCAACATCCTACCTTGGATATACGCTTTGTGTTTGAAAACAGCCGCAGTAAGATACGTAAAGGAGCAAAGTCAACCTATGGTGACTGGTGTACAAAGAATGGTTTTAGATACTATGACAGGATCATTCCAGAAGACTGGCTCAAAGAAAAAGGAAAAGATAAACACCCTGACTTTATTTGTCACCCAAGTTCAACAGTGAAGAGGAGAACCAAGAAATGAAAAAAGAAGAACTAATAGAAAAGATTGAAGATGAAGATTTCATAATACGGGTAAGACCTTTTGCTGATGACAACGGTGAGTGGAGTGGTGAGATAGACATATCAATCATGGCATTCCCTAACA